CTCCGGTCTCACCACACATGACCTATGTTTCCTTTGGAAACCGCGCAGCGCCCGCGAGCGTACGGCGCGATGGGTGGGGGGGCATCCCCGCGCCCGCCTGCACACGCGCGAGGATTCGCGACTCCCCACCCCCACGAGCAATCTCACCAAATTTCAAACCGTGTCCGATATAGGAGACAGAAATGCCTGAAGAAACCATTATTAAAAACCACGAGAAGGACCGACTACCTTCCAATATGACGCTGCAAGACTTCGCAAAAGCGATGGCACAGCTCGACCTGGACTCAATCCCCCAGCACAAGCGTCACGCAGCGGTTCTCGAACACCTAATGCGAATCATGGAGAACGAGATAAACGACCGATCCCTGGCCAAGGAAATCAAATATTCGCGCATGTTGAGCGCCATGGAGGGGCAGTGAGCATCGTTTCAAAGAAGGACGCTGCCAAGCACATCCTCAGACTTAAGAACGCTGAGGATACATTTGGGGGGTTTGTACGCACACTCCATCCCAACTGGGAATTCCCTCAGTTCCAACTTAAGTTGATAAACGCCCTGAACCTTCTAGAGAAGGGCGAGCTGAAGTCCGGGTTCACCAATAAGATGACAATCAGTAGGACGCGCCACCCTTCAAAACTTCATAAGGACAACTTCCAGGGCGATCCAGTCCACAACATCCTGATCAATATGCCCCCTCGCTTTGCGAAGAGCACGTTCTCTACGATGTACTTTCCAGCGTACTTCATTTTGAAGAACCCCAGACGCTACGTTATGAGTTGCTCATACAACTCTCAACTATCCACTGACTTCGGACGCCAGGTTAGAAGCGTCGTGCAAGAACCTTGGGTTTCTCAGGCGTTTCCCGGCTTCGAGATGTCCCAAGACTCCAGAGCCGCAGACGTCTGGCGCACCACTGAATACGGCGCGTACTTCGGAGTCGGTATCGGTGGCACAACATCTGGCCGCCCAGCAAACCTCCTCATCGTCGATGACCCGGTCAAAGCCCGCGAAGAAGCTGAAAGCGCAACCATGCGTAACAAGATCTGGGACTACTACACATCTGCACTCAACACCCGCCTACAACCAGAAGAAGATGGAACCCCTCCTAAGACGATCGTCATCCTGACCCGCTGGCACCCAGACGACCTCGCTGGCCGTCTGATCCAGACGGAAGACTGGAAGGAAGGCCGCTGGCTGCACATCAACTTCCCCGCAGTGGAGACCGCCCGATCAGATTTTGAAAGTCCTGTCTGGGAATTACCCGAGGACGACCCAAGGTATATCCCTCGAGGCAAACTACACACAGTCACTAAAAGTAAACGCTACTACCACAAGGAAGAAGAATACTCACTTTGGCCAGAACGATTCCCCCTGGACGAACTCAAAAGGCGGGAACGCCTAAACCCCCGAGAATTCGCCGCACTCTACCAGCAGACCCCCTATATCGCTGGTGGAAACATTCTCAAATCAGAGTGGTGGAGATACTACGACGACGATCTCAAACCAGAACGCTTCAGCTCCATCGTTATTGCGGCAGACACCGCGTTCAAGAAAACCGAGACGTCTGATTACTCCGTCTTCATGGTCGTCGGCCTAGCCCACGACGGAGACCTGTACATCCTAGATATCATCCGCAAGCGCTACGACTTCCCCGAACTTAAACAAGCCGCAGTTACTTTAAACAACACTTGGCGCGGCAAAGGATTACGAGGCTTATATATCGAAGACAAAGCCTCTGGCCAATCCCTCATACAAGAACTAAAGCGCGAGTCCGGCCTTTCCGTCATCCCCTACAAAGTCAACACCGACAAGGTAGCACGCATCAACTCAGTAACCCCGCTCATAGAAGGTGGTCGCGTCTGGCTCCCCAAGTCTGCCAAATGGGTCGACGACTTTATCGAAGAAACTCTAGCCTTCCCATCAGGCGCATTTGACGACCAAGTTGATGCCCTATCCATCTCTCTCGATGTTCTCTCTAGACAAAACGTCTCGCCAGAGATGATGGACTGGGATATTGACGTTTCAAAATCCTTAAACAACCGCTGGCACGATTTTAGAGATTCACTCAACTCGAACTTCAGGCCACGATTTAAGGGCTGGGGTTTATAACCCTTCCAAAGGACGACCCAAACCCAATCTAGTTGGAGAATCTCTGCATGGCCGCTTACCACGATTTACAAGTAAATGAAGACAGAGTCATTGTTGACCTGTCCAAGTATGTTGACCCCCTAGTAGATTACCAGGACATCGCCCATCTCTTGTCAGACGACGAAGAACGACGTCTAGTCGACTACGTCAAGTCATGTGTAGACATGTCCTACTCACGCATCTCGCGTCGATACGACCATTGGACGGAAGCAGACCGTGCACACGATGTCTACGTTCCGACAAATACGACCGAGTTCAGAGAAAAAGCGGTAATCGCTGACACCAGGGCCATTGCCGATACCGTCCTCACTTACATGATGGCGGCTCTCGCTGGCCGAAACCCCATGTTCCAACTCGAGGGTCTCAACAGAAAATCAAGAAAGGTGGGCATGATTTTGGAGCGCGTTCTCCATCAACAGATGAGACGCACTGCCGGAGAAGCTCGCATCGCACAGATGCTATTGGACTCCATCCGTTACGGATTTGCCCCAACGAAGATAGTGTGGGACGGCCAGGCTAACCAAAACAATATTATTAACTTTGACCCCAGACGAGTCTTCCCAGACCCCAGGGTATCCTGGGGTGACTGGGACTCTATGCAGTACATCGTCTTCACCCAATACAGCACCTTCAACAATCTCGAACGATCCGGTCTCTACCCCAAACTCAAGCGGTTCCCAGGACTCCGCTCGAAACTGGGATCTCCCCGCGTCGGCTGGCAGGCACATCAATTCCACGCTGAAGAAGGTCGCGGCTTATCAATAGACCCACAAGACCCACACAAAACTGACACCGTCTGGCAGCTCGGTGACTCCCGACCCGTCGACGAGTGTTGGGTAAACCTGGCGGGATGGGAAATTGGCATCCCCCAAATCGAACAGATCTGGTTACTCATCACCATCTTAGATGAGAACGTCGTCTTACGGCTCCAACTCAACCCTTACGGCCAGCAGTTCCCAGTCATCATTGGCGGACTCCACAACGACTCTCACAAGACCTACGGGCAATCACTCTACGACTTATTGCTCCCCCTACATGACATCGGCACATGGATGCTCCGATCCCGCATCGACAACGTCCAGGCCGCACTGAACAACCTAATCTTCGTCGACCCAACCCAAGTCAGTGTCCCCGATCTCATCGACCGAAACCCGTGGGGCGTAGTACGCACTCTCCCCGGAACAAAACCTGGCGACGGTGTATTCATTGCTGAAGTCCCAGACGTTACCAAGGGCTACTGGAATGACATGGCAGCCCTATCCGAACTCAAAAACCGCGTCTCCGCAGCCAGTGACGCCCAACAGGGAGTCCCGACCCCTGACATACGCACTGCCACAGAAATACAGCGCCTCACCCAGCTCGGCTCGCAACGCCTCGGCGTCTTATCACGAATCATATCCGCCACAACAATGCGCCCGATGGTTCGCATGATGGTATCCAATCTGCAAGACGCCCTCGACTACAAAGGTTCAATCAAGATCGACGAATACAACATGCCCAGCCAGTTATCAACAATGGTTGATGACGGATACATCGACTTTGACACTTCTGCCGACCTCCAAGGCCAGGTCGACTACCTAGTCGTAGACGGCACCTTACCCCTCGAGCCCACCCGAAACGCCGAAACATGGATGAACATGTTACAGATCATGTCTCAGACAGGGCTCAACATGGAATACAAGATGGGCAAGATCGCGGAAGAAGCAATCCGCGCCCTTGGCATCTCAGACCTTGACCAGTTCCGCATCAGTGAAGAAGAACGAAACCAAGGTATGTCTCCCAGCCAGGATTTAGCAATGATGGAAAAAATGCGAGGCGCAACAGTCCAACCCCAGGAACAGGTCCAGAACGAAGTATCCAAAGGAAATCTAGTCCCCATTTCGGAGGCCGCATGAGCAAAACAGTATATGACGCACTAAAGCCAGACGTCGGCCCCAAGGTCGGTGACTTTGTCGATGCCGCCCTCAACATAGTGGACATCGAACTAAACCACCAAATTGACTTACTTCATGGCGATATCTCTCGCCTCGAAGTTCAGATAAGGATGATGAAAGAAGATATCACTGAACTCAAGAATAAGGAACCAAACCCCGAAGACGACAAGTATTCATTTACAAAGAAGAAACTTGTTCGCTTCATGAAGGCACAAGGATGGTATGACTAATGGCTCAAACCCGCCCCGAATCAGAACAAGTACGATTTGAGTCGTCCAAGACTGGCTCACACAACCTCGACACCTACCTCGAGGCTTGCGAGAAAGGCACTCGCACTATGTACGATATGCTGGACGACATATTTAGCTCGTCTGGCGTATTCGATGCAACCGTATTTGAGTTCCGCATTGATGACTCCACCCGAAAACTCCAAGTCCGTATAGGCACATTTTCTGACACTACCTCCGGTTGGACCGATGTCACGAATCCCTACATGTTCGTACAGCGCGGAGCCTGGGCCGCTTCAACCGCATACAACGAAACAGATATTGTCACCCACAGCAACAGCACCTACATGGCGGTCAACGCCCACACCTCAGCCGGATCCGACCCAA